TTGCTTCAGCATATAACCAACCTTCCTTTTTTAGATATTCAGCGAAAATAAGTTCTGTTTCACGCCCACGTCTTTTTCTTGACAAATTAGCCATTATGCATCCCATGAGTTTTTTAGCCAACCCGTTTTAAGAGCTTCGGCTGGATTTGTTGTAATCCAAAAATGGCAATTATGACAAAGAGCACGGCAATTTTCAACTTCTAAAATAGAACCACCACGTGCCCTACTTTTAACTTCATGTACTTCTTCTGAAGCTTTAGTACGGCATCTTTGGCAAATTGGATAAGTTTCTAGCATATATCTCACTAAAATCCTTCTCTGTACGTATTTACTGGCCATTTTTTTACTCCTTGCCCTCACGTGTACTGACCTACACCTTCAGCGCTAAATTGTTGCCTGATTGCGGCAGACAATGACTGGCCAATAGATATTTGAGAACGTAAAGTGTTAATTCGCTCTTTTATTGCCCTAACTTGTGCTTCTGCAATTTCCATCGTTAATCTAAGATCAGCACAAATAAGAATTGCTTGTTGGCGTCGCACATCCATAGAACCATTAGATTCTAGGAAAGATTTGGCGTATGCAACTTCATAAGATCCTTTTGCACGAACTGCCTTATCATCTAAAGCAGCAATTTCATCAGTTGCAGCATCAAGCATACGAGAAAGCTCGCTGAGTCGTTTAACTACTTCACTTTGATTTGGTAACACGGCGCTTTCCTTTCTGTTTGTTTTTGCAGTCTGTGCAAAAGTGTGGGTGTCCCATAAGTTTATCTATCGGATATATGTAAGTCCATACACCGCAAGATTCGCATCTTTCTATAGGTTCTTTTATTATCGGCAATTGTTGCAAAAGTTCACGGTCCTAACTTCCATCGTTGCAACAAAAAAAAGCCTTGCACAATGATAACAACTCACTGTTTGGATCGTTTTTTGTTTTTGTTCAATAACAATAGGCCACCTGAGTTTAATCATTTACTTTACCTGACAAAAATCTTTCAAACCTAGTCAAAGTATTTGGAATATTACCTTTTAGAATAGATCTTGCTGTGTGACTTATCTCACCAATGCTATTTCCAGTCCACATTGGTTCATAATCTTTGAATGATCCATTGAAATGTGCCTTAATCCATTGAGCGCTAGGTATATGTTCATCGTAAATATGTAAACTGCCTACAACATGAACATATTGACCCATTTCTATATCTAAAGCCTTTGCAATTGCGCCTTGAAGAGCAATAAATTGTGTGAGATCGTACGGTAGACCTAAAAACACATCATTGCTTCTCATATTTGTTCTAGCAATTAACTTATTGTCTCTTATAAAATATTGCAGGTTTAAAGTGCATGGAACATCTTTGACATCGACATTTAGATCTTTATTTGAGTCAAATATAGTCAATACTGCTTGTCTTGTAGAGTAATCTTTCTTTAGTTGGTCAACAACTTTATTTAGATTACCATGAATTCTTGGACCATAAGCTCCGTGTAGAATTCCATTGTCCATATATTTGCCAAAGACTTGACTTGTATCTATCATTGCTTCTGGATCACTTACTTGTCCAACAAGTTGTAAAGCTTCTTTGATTCCAATATTGTGATTAAGTTTTCTATTTTCCATAGACACTGGTATGTTCCATGGCTTTTCTACTTGTAATGTGACATTTAGAAGTTCTCTAGTGACCATGCCACGAGGAGATATTGCTTCACCATGCTCAATCACATATTGAGTTGCTAATTCTAAAGCTTCGCTTGGATTTTCTGTAATAATATGCATTACCTAACCACCTCACTATGGATTATTGTTTTATCTAGATATTTTACTTGTCTAAAAGCTTCTATAAATAGAGATCTTGAATGTAAGACAAAATCTATTTGCAATTCTTCGCCACGTCTTAGTAATTCTTCAGCTATTGCATCTTCTGATCTTGTTAACAGGATTAACCTAGCTCCTAGTTTAGCAAGTTCCCAATTGCAATAATCAAATGATGTTTGATCAAATAATGAAACTCGTCCATAGATTTTAGGCCAAACAATCTCTCCTAAGTGCCATCTATCAAGAACCATGTTGTCAGAAGTTAACGGTCGAATATATTCATCTGACCATATTCTTGATCTAGGTTGTTCAGCATGCAAATACTTTGCATTGTATCTTTCAGTTAGTTTTTGTGCGTAAGTTGTTTTGCCTGTTCCATCAGAACCTTCAATGATAGTTATCATCTGAACTCACCCCATTCTCTAAAACTTTCAATTTGTGAATGGACCATTATAACTGGTTTTACGTCACCGGCAACATTCCACAATAAAGTAGATGGCGTTTTAGGCGCAGATGTTTTGTCCAACATAAATCTTTCTAAGCCTTTGCAATCATATGTTGGTGCGGAGTTAATTTCCTCGTTAATTTTGTCTGCATACTCAGCTTTTTCTCTGAAAGCTCTATGGTAAGTTGCAACGTCCGCTCTTCCGATCTCGCCTGCATGAAGGTTTCGTGCAACTGCAATTCCGTGGAATCGTGCATTGGGCCAAGCAATTTGCAAAGTTCTTGTGAGAACTCCTGTACTAATAACTGATACAACATCTTTTGGTTCATCTCGATCTCCCCATTGTTGGATTGTAGATTTAACTCCAGCTGCAACAACTAGGGGATGATCTAAACCAAATGGCACAAATTGAGCATTATTTTGTTTTGCCCAATCTTTGGCATATTTGTTCAGAACTGGCATTGCTGCAATTCTTCGAAAGATCGGATTTGCTCCTCTTTCAATGCAAACTAATTGATGATCGCTCACAACTTTTGAGGAAGGCATAAATAATGTTAACTTTTTGTTATACTTTTTTGCAAGAGCAGCCAATGAAACTCCTGCCCAACCAACTCTAGGTTGGACATAAACTAAATGATCTGATTCCATAGTTTTAACTAGCAGATCACCCCATCGACCTTTTGTACCAACTCCAGTTACAGAATCGTCCCAAATTGTTGCACCATGAAATGTACTTATGTTTGGAGACTGTGTTTCATCTGTCCAATCACCAGCAAGTTCTAACCATTGATCTCTGTGCCGATGTGAATACTTACTTGAAGAGTCTGTAGTTATCTTAAACATTTTTGGCCTCCAAGTGTTTGTGATACGTCCAATGTTTTGCATGGTGAGGAATTAAAGACTTATATGTTACTTGCCATGGTTCTAAATGTTCATAACCTTTTGGTACATAACATTCAACGTATCGGACATAGTCACATGCAACATCTTCTAAACTTAATCCTTTGCCTAAGTTTCTTTCATGGTCACGTGGATCATAAGGAGATCTAAACTCATTGCAAATCACCTCCATTGCAGCATCTAAAAAGTCTTTTTGCTTGTAACCTTCATTCTTAAATAACAAGTTAAGAGCTTTTATTGCATTGCTTCCATAGTTTACTTGACTCCATGGATCTATCAATGTAGGGAAATATTGAGCAACATCCATTACAAATGATGTCATTACAAAATGGAAACACTTTAGACCTTGAGATTTGTGCCACTCATTGATCCAATCAACTCCATCTCTAATTGACATTGTCAATGGATTGTAAGATAAATAAGTATAGAAATCTTTAACTAAATGAGGCATGTATTCTGAAATGTAAAGCTGAGATCCACGTGGATATTCTGCATTAGGTTTAGGGAATTGCGGAATCTGATTACCGATACTTGTAAAGATAGGCCGACCTGTTCTCATTTCACTTAACACGTAGTTTTTCATATGGATCATGTTATCTGTTTTAAGAGCCATATCAGAAAGTATGCTATTTCTAAATCCATGGTCGTAACTAAATGAAGCACCAGATCCAGTCACTCTGTGTATCATAAACAGATAAAACCAATCCATCGTGTGCAAGTTATAACCATCGAAACGACTATCAACTTGCCATTTCTTTGGATTATTTGATCCATACCAAATCTGCTGAATTGCATTGCTAAATCCAGCAAATTCACGATCTACTGTGTCATAGATAGTAATGTGATGCTGCAATGGATCATCAACATGTAAGTCTTCAGAAGTATCACGACCGCCTGCACTTGCAATGTTTATGTTTTGCAAAACTGCAGCTTTATCGTAGTACTTCTTAAAGTCTTCCCAATAGATGGTTTCAGTTATTTTCGGCATTGTTAACCAAATCCCATTCATAAAACTCAGGCGACAAGTGGACTGATCCAGGCTTTTCCATGTATGTTTTTGCATAATCTTCTGGATCTATCATGTACCAATTAGTTGGCCACTCGTAAACATTATCAAACTGATACTTCATCTCGTTAGTCATAATTTGACGAACTTTGTCACGCAAAGGATGAGATCCATAAAACGCTGTACCTTTATAAAATCCTGTTTTTGGAATTTTTCTTTCTTCAAACTCAATCGGATACGGAGCAGTTACCTCAAATGTTCCTATTTTTCCCTTTTGCTGCATATATTCAAGATGCATTCTCAGATTGCTCACTAATCTCCTGGCGGATCCTTCAGGATCTAACTGTCTGCACAAATGGTGTCTAATGTCTACGTTTCCTGCATAAATAACTAAGTGTGGTACAAAGTAATCAGGAAGATAAGGTTCTACTCCTCTTTCAGTCAAACCATGAAGAGTCAAACCATCATGACGATAAACAACGGTATTTGCTCGGTATCTTGATATTGAATGAGAATCTCCAATAACTACTCTTTGAATGTCTAAGACAAGATCTTCATGCTTTATAACTTCACATTTCATTAGATCACGGATTTTTGACCATTCTGCTTCAGTAAAATCAAAATCAGTCTTTGCTGCACGCGGACGAAGAATTCTTTCAATGTCACCAACAGGCATATCCAAAGCTTTGATATTTGCAAGATCCATATCCAAAACTCGTGCAATTCTGTCTCTAGTCTCTTTTGTATATCCGCCAAATAAATTAAATACTTCACCTTTGAATTCCATTGGAGTAGACACCAACCAAGTGCCATCTTTTACTGCAGCGGCATTGCCAAAAGCAATTTCACACTTTGTATCGAAAGTATTGTCCACCATACATTTCTGCATACGTGTCCAAGCAGATCTATGACTTGCAATACGATCAGTAAAAGATGTAACTACATCATCTAAAACGTATTTCATTCTATGTGTTCACAAGCAATTGGAGTACAAAGAACCGCACCGTCGTCAAATGCTCGTCCACAAGTCTTGCACTTGCCATCAATACCATTGTATCCATCTAACTGACGTTTTGCATTTTTATCTGCTTTTGCAAAGTATAGATCAAGAATATCTTGCTCCGTAACTCCTGCAACTAGAACTAGATTAACCCAAAAATGCAGTACGTCAATCATTTCTGCAGCAAAAGCTGCTTTGTTTAGATGCCTACTACTTGCCCATGGTTTCCAACCTGTTTCATTTAATGCCTCATGTAGCTCATCTGTCAATGCTAAAGACATGTCTCGAATGTAAGCTGCTCTTTCTTCTCCTTCTAAAGCAGATACATCTACTCCATACGATTTTGACTGTAACTTTCTTTGATTATCTAAAATCAATTGTAATGAACTCATTGTTTTACCTCCTGTTTCAATGAAATATTAAAAGCTTTTGCCAGTTCGGCAATTGATGATAGATCGTAAACTGCTCCATCTATCAAATCAGAATACATAACATAAGTAATTCCATAACTAGAAATTACTTTTATACATTCAGCGCAAGGATGATGTGTTGTATACAAATAACCATTCTTAGTCTGATCTGGAGTGCAATACCGCAATGCATTAACTTCTGCATGTATTACAAAACCACGCCTAGCGTCTCTATCTTCCCAAGGAATATTGACGCCAGGCGCAGTTCCATTGTAGCCGATGCTTATTATGCTTCTATCCCCGCGTAGAACGCATGCACCAACTTTGAGATATGGATCTTCACTGCGATAGGAGGCTGCTTTCGCAATCTCCAATCCATATTTGTCCCAAGACATTCGAGTCATGAACTAACAACCGCCAGGTTTTTGATGATAAGCGCGATCTCTTCATCAGTTAGATCATTACTCGAACTAATTTCACGGTCTACTAAACCGCGTACTGCCGCTAGGATCGCATCCTTCTCCGTGATGCCTTGTGTTCCTAACAACTCTACTATTTGCTTTAAACCAGGATTTGTACGTTTCATCATGACCTTGTCTGGTTTGTTGCGTTCCATTGCAAGTTCAACTTCTTCTTTACTTGCAATTGCTTTATCAATGCCTATGCCTAAAGCTCCGATTGCTCTGCCCCAGCAACTTGTTTCAAGGTTTTGTATTTCACTACCTCGAGTAAAGTTAGTTTTACCAGGCAAATATTCTTGTGCTGTACCAACGCCAGGTTTTTCATCTTGTGGATTGCGATAAGCATAAGCTCTACCAATCACAATAATTTGATCTCCCACTGTCTGAAATTGAAGATCAGGATCCATCTGCAATGAACCTTCTGGATATTTCTCGTAAAACAGTTTGATTCTTTGTGGTACATCTACATAATTTTCAAGACGCTTGTCCATTTAATCCCCCTAGTTGTGTTAATAAACCTTCAATATGTTCTAATCTGTTTGCCAAATCAATAACAGTTAGAAATGAATCCCATGCAAGATCTACATCCGTCACTTCATGGAATGTTGTACCGTTTGGAGATACATGAACTATTCCTAATCCATCAACCTCAGGCATTGGTTGTTCATTACCTTCGTCATCAAGATAAAAATCAGCATTTGCATATGCCGCAATTTGCATTGCCATTTCTCCATAAACTCCAGAACTTGTCTTCCAATCACAAAGATAAGTTTTACCAGTTAATGGACCGTTGCGGAATGTCAATATTGCATCAAAAGTACCGGCATAACCATGTACACGATTTGCTATAACTTTTTCAGTTAGTACAGGAACTACTTCCCATTGATCTAACCATTCTACATAGCCATTGACATATTCAGCAAATTCGCCTGCAACTTCTGCTTCTCCACCGTGAATGATGGTCTCAGCAATTGCATGGATCTCAGTTCCACGTGCTCCTGCTTTGTCACGTTGATTCCAAGGAATCATCTTAAGGAACTTGACAGCTTCTTCTCTATCACGATTTATTAAATTAGGAAGATTTGCAAAATTGTCAAAGACATATTCTGCAACTAGTTTGGCACTCCAATATGGAAGTGCAGGTTTAGGCATACCAGAACCGATTAAAGTTGTTACACCTTTGACAGGTTGACCATCAAGAACATATTTATGGCCACGCTTTGTTTCAATTCTTTCTAGTCCCATGAGCTCTTCAAAGTTCTCTTGGTAAAGAAATTAGCAAGTCCTTTTTCGTTTGCCTCAATTAACCTTGAGTAGCGACTTGCATAGTTATTAGAGATAGCAAACTGATCCCCCGTTGATCGGATACCAATTTCCCATCTCAGTTTGTTGATTAACAAATCAATCGAACAAATATCGTGTCCAGCATTTTTCCATTGATATGCTAAATCAACTAGTTGACGATAGATATGTGGATTCTCGTGATGAAACTTGTTAAACTGTTCATCAATTGGATCTGCCAATAAAGATAATTGGCGTGGTTCAAACCATTCCCTGGCGGTTTCTGACATTTTATGCCTTTCGTGTTAGTTGTTTTGGTACTAATTCATTGCATTTAGAATTGACTGCCCAATGTGTCCAACCTGACCACTTGTATTTTGCATTCAATGCTGCTACAAATCCTACATCTTGATAGATCGGTTCCCATGTATCTATGGACTTTGATTGAAGGTGTTTCACCAGCTTCTTAGTCTTAGACTTAGGCATTCCGTAATCTACTAATCTGTTTGCAACCATAAAAGATAAACCATGTCTCCATTGCTTATCTAAGAATTGCCATCGTCCTCTGGCTGAAGACTCATCGCCTACTGCTTTGTAGTTCCCTCTAGATTCATGATGGCTAACGCATTGTGCATAAGCAATTTGATCTTTTGGAACTCTTGCTGCTGCTGATTTATAGTCCACCGCATTCGCATTTGGTGTTACTAATAAAAAGGCTACAGCGATTGCCATGACCTTCTGACATCGTTCCTCTGACGGCGGATAGATACAGCGTATTTAATCACAAACATAGTTGCCTCCTAGTCGTTGTGTTAGTTAGCTTTTGGTTCCATTCATCAATGCATCTAATGCATCTTGATAAACGTAACGTAAGTTGGAAGGTGTCTTATAACCTTCGACTTTTCCAAGATCAACCCAACGACGAACAGTCCGTGAATTGCGTCCAATGAGCTTTGCAGCTTGCCCCGTGGTAAGGGACTTTCTATTTTCAGTTGTCATTTGTATATCCTAATCTGTCCGTAGTGACCATTGTATCATTGATTTGTTTCGTTTCATAATCGGACATAACACACATTGCAAATACAATGTATAATCCGCAAGCGATCAACCGGTTTACCTGGCGGTTCTCCGGTTGGTCGTCCATTATTTTGGAAAGTAACATTCAACCATTTCTCCCCAACAGTAATGATCTTCAACCCACCAAAGATGTCCAGAGACTTGCCAAATAGCCCATAGACCAATCAAGATCAATACCGCTCTAACTCGTTTGCCACGTTTAGTTAGTTTCATCTTTAGTCTCCTTTGTTTGTTGACAAGAACAGACTTCCACATCGTATTCTTCGTGATGGGAATGGTAGATATATCCTTTGCCGTAGCATAGATTACAAGTCATTTGATTCATCCAAATCCCAAGCAATCTCAGAGTTTATGCATATTGGAACAACACAAACCCATCGCGGCATTCCACTGTATGCTCTACTGGAAACCATGACATCAGATCCGCAAGCAGAGCACTTTAATCTTCCTGTTTTTACAGTCATGGCAATCTCCAATATCCATAGACGCACCGAGTTCCATCTCTTGATGGATCATAAGTGTCATGTATAACTTTGTCCAGAACTGCCGTGATGTGTTTAGAAACCTGCACCACAAGTCTTCCTTCTGGAAGTTCTGATTCTATAAGATGGACTTTGCAACCAGATCCAATTTTCATTGTTGGAGTCCAGACAAATCCTAAGTCTTCCATCATTTTTCTTATAGTACTTTTACGTACTCCAGTCCTAGCATTAGATTTTTTGCTAACTCTGGACTTGTATTCATTAGACGCATAACTATTAACTAGATCGTAAACCTCTTTGTAAGTTCTTTGACTAGCAATAGATATAGCGCGGACAACACAATCGCCAGTAGATCCTTTATATCCTGCTTCGGATCTACCGCCATCGTTATATTCGTATTTCATTTTTCCTCCTGGCGGTTAGTGGTACTGGACCATTATACACTGCGGACTTTTTGATCCGCTAGTTTATCGTGCAATTCAGCACATTTCTTGCATACATATGCAATGAAACGCTGACCGTTGTCATATTGATACCAACGATTTTGCAAATTGTTACTTTTGCTTCCACACATCGGACAATCACTCATCATGCACCAACTTTCTTTTTAGGATTGTCACGGTTAAACTGTTCCCATTCTTCTTTTAGCATTGCACCTTTGTACTCATTGCAAGGAACACAATGAGTTCCGTTAGTCATCTCGGTGTCACAGTAGACACACATCCAGATCTGTGTTGTGTCTAACTCCTTTATTTTTTCAAAACCTGGATAATAACCGTCTTTCATGTCATTCATTATCCAAGATGTTGCACTAATAGTCCATCGTGAAACATCCACGATATAACCTGATCCATCTTTATTGGTTATTTCATAAGTAGCATTAGTGGTTGTAATCATGTCGCCTTTTTTGTTAATCCATTTAGCCATTATTTTGCCTCAACTAACATTGCTTGAAAAATTGCAGAACATAGATCATCGGCAATTTGCTTTTCAGCTTGAGTCATGCGAGTGTAATAATCTGTGTACTCTTCTAATGAGTAACTTCCTTCTGCATATCCAAGTACAATTTTTTGTACAAAGAAAGTTCTAGGAAGTCCACATGAAGAGTTCCAATAGATTTGGTTCTGTGACAATGTATTCATTTTATTCTCCTGGCGGTTAGTATGAGCGGTTGCTCATAGGATCAATATACACTATTTGTGGACATTTATCCACCATTTGTGGAAATGTTTCTAAAAAATCTTATTTACTAGAACATCTGTTCTGGCCGGTGGCACATAAGTTAACCAGAACCGCTAGGATCCACCAGAACGCGGGTCCATTTGTGGTGAGTATAAATATACTCGGACTGATATGTCCGTTGTTCTGGGACAAACCTGACCGCTCGATCTGGATGGGTGGACCCCAAAAATCTAGGGTTAGACCCAAAAATCTAGG